TCTATAGTGCTTGCATCGAAACTATCTAGATAAAGAAAATCAATTTTTTTATTTTCTTTCTGAAACTCATCATTTAGTATTTTTAGTTGAGTGATACTATCATTTAAATATATTTGACTATTTGAACTTAATATTTTTCTTTTACAATAGTTGACATTTTCTTCTGAAATATCTATAGTGTGAAATTCTCCACCATGATCATGAATGAATCTGTCAAATAGAATACTGCTTTGTCCGTCTCCACCATAATTATTTTCTTGTCTGGCACAACCAGTTTCAACTATTACTGGATTTTTTATCTGTTTTAGATAATCAAAAATGTAATCAAATCCTGTCGCTCTCCTTTCCAATTTACCTCTAACGCTACTATAAAAATCATAAAAGCTCATAACAACCTCACTTATCGCTTATGCAATACCCACCTTTAAATTTATAAACACCAGAAGTAATTGAAATCTGTTCATATATTTCATTATCATGGCACATGTAAGGATCTTTGTAGTTCTTTGTTACATAATACACCGCATATGCTATACCGGCCAGTAGCATGATGATTGGAATATACTTTATATATTTCACAATCTCAGGCATCATACCTAAGATTTTAGGTAGTATTTCAAGTAGTTGTTTCATTTTCGGTTTCTTGATTTTACAGCGTCGGCCAGCATTGATTTAATTATTAATAGGACTCTTCCTTTTTCTCTTTCTGTTAATATCTTTACCAACATCTGCTTATCTTCATAACTTTTTGCATTATCTAAAAATTCTTCTGGTACTGTAAGTTTCTTTTTATTTTTAAATTTTTTAAAGTCTGGTTTGATATCGTCTGACATTTTTTTATACCGTGAATGATGATCCGCACCCACAAGTCGCTGATACATTTGGATTTTTTATTTTGAACTCTGCTCCTAGTAGCGTTTCTTCATAATCAATTTCAGCATCATTCATATACTGCATACTCATACTATCAATAACTACTTGTATTCCATCTTTCTCAAAAGCAAAATCATCATCTGCTGGAGGAAGTTCTTCTAATGAAAATCCATATTTAAATCCAGAACATCCACCACCTTGCACAAAAATTCTAAGTTTAAGGTTAGGATCTTCTTCATCAATAATTTTTCTAATTTTGCTTGCTGCGGATTCTGTTACTGTAAACATTTTTAGCCTCTTGTGAGTTTGAGTATTCTTTCAATCTGCTTCTCAATGACAGGCTTTCTGTTTGGCCAATAAATGTACTCTTTGTCTGCGGTTTTGTATAGCTTTTGTAAAAATGGAATAATTAATTTTTCCACTTCATTGAGTCTTGTTTTATAATCATCGGCAGTTTCAACAGTTTTATTGATTACTGAATTATATTCTTCTTCGGATACAGCAGAAAATCCAAAGTCATCTTCGGGTTCATCATACTCATCCAATATATTTTTTATATCATGAGATAAACTCATACTTTAATTCCGCCTGCAGGTTTTCTAGACAGTCTAAAATTAGCCATAACATCTATTGATGTAGGTTTACTTTTATCTTTAAGTCCTCTAGGTTGAATACGAACTTCTAACTTTGCGACCAATTCTCTAAGCACCGTTATTTGCGTTGCACCAAATAAGTCAGAAACCATTTTCTTTTCTGGATAAGTTAAGTTTCCTGTTTCTTCTAAAAACCATATTGTGTCATCTAGCATCATAAACATAATACTATGATCAGCATCAGAATTTAAATTGGCATGAAATTTTTTATGATAGTGATCTAAAACTTTTTGTCCTAAGGTAGAATCATTAATACTTGCAATTGAATAATTATCTGTATTGTTTGCAAAATGTTCAAGTCTAACTCTCCTTGTTGGGAGATTTTTTTCTACAGAAAGCATACCGGAAGATATTTTTTTAAACTTATACATTGGTTTTTGTGGAGTATCGAAGTATAAGTTGAAGTCTTTTAGTAATCTTTTTCCATTAGCTATTGCTTTTGGTGTGGCATTCATTACTTCTAAAAGTTGTTGTTTATCTGTATCAGTATCAGCATCAGGAGCATCAAATTCTGCTCCGTCAAATGTCCAATTCCTCATTGAACCCATTTGCGCCGTGTAGTCTGCTTTGTATTCAAAGAATAAATCAACACGTTTTTTGTTAATATAAATGGTAAATCCAAAATCAGGAAATCCTGTTCCAAATCCTGCAGGAACAGCAAATTCTTCAGGATTTCCTAAAAGCGTTTTTACTTTTTTATATGCGGCTTTTTCTGCTAGTAGTGATTTTTCATTTATTCCCATGGTAGTACCTCAAAATGATATTCGAATATTTATACCTTGAAGCCACCAAACTTATTCTTCTTACCCGACAGTCTTTCTCTATCACCAAAACTATTCAGAGGCTTATCGTCAACTTTACCTGCATCGACTATACCATTTTGTGCTGCTTGTTCAACATCATACAGCCTCATCTTTGATTTGTCAATACCAACAGCGAATCTCTTATGTGTCGTAGGATCAGAATAACGATTCTTCAACTGCTTGACCATAATCTGATTCAAGGCTTCAAGTTCTTCGGATGTTATCAAAGCAAACATCAAGTCTGCGGTTGCTGGCAGACCAAAAGACTCACTTGTGTCCTCGAGCCCGGGATCAGATGAAGTAAATCCGCTTCTTGTAGTCTGTGTAGCACTGACGATTGGAACTCCGTACTCAACTGCAAGACCTCGCAGTTCTTCGGCAATTGACTTGACATAGGTGTATGAGTTGACATTTGCTCCTGCTTTGATTCTTGCGGAGGCGCAAATATTAAGATAATCAATAAAAATAATGTCAGGAGTGAAGCTGCGTTTGAGATGAAGTTCATTTAAAAGTGTCCTGAAATGTACAGTAGATGCTGCTGCGGTTGGATATTCTTTGATGATAAGTTTTCCTGTAGTATTCTTTCTTACTCTTTCAACTTTCTTGTCATACATTTCTTTAGATAATGTTGCAAGCTCATCAATAGTAACATTGAGTAAGTTTGCATCGATTCGCTCTGCAATCTTTTCTTCTGCCATCTCCATTGTGATGTAGAGAACATTCTTTCCCTGCACCATACATCCTGCTGCAACATGACACATGAATAAAGATTTACCAACACCAGTACCCGCTAGTGCAATGTTCAATGTCTTTGCGGGTAGACCACCTTTTGTGATCTTATTAAAGAATTCTAGATCGAATGGAATTCTTTCTTCTTTTCTATGATAGAATTCATATCGCTCATCGGAGTTTTCTAAGTAATCGTGACCAATGTTTGTATCAAAACCTACACCCAATGCATCAGCCAATATCTTGGGTATTGCACCTTTTTCTTTAGTTTTGTCTTTTCCATCGAGTATAGAAATAGATTCCAAGACAGCATTGTATATCGCTTTTTCTTGACAAAATATTTCGGATTTGTCAAGTAACCACTCGATTTTGGAAGTCTCTTTTGAAGTTTCGACAATTTCATGTAGATAACTTTCACATTGCGCCACTTGATCATCTGTAAGATTTTTCTTCTCTTTAATGGCAAGTGTAACAGCTTCAATCGTTGGTGGAGCATTGTAAGATGATACGAATGATGAAATTTCATTGAAAATTATTCTTTCAGTACCATGTTGAAAATACTCTGTCTTTAGAAAAGGAATAACTTTTCGTAGATATTCATCATTGTAAATCAGATTCTTTAGTATCGTCTGTTCCAGTTTCATCAATTATATCCTGTTCAAGATTGCCCGACATGATCTCTATCAATAAATCGCCTAAGTAGTTTTTAAACTCTGCATCTTTCTCCAACTTCTTAGGCGTATCAATTGTAGATTCTAGCACATCGTATGCAAAAAGTAAATACACATTCCCATGTCTTTCTTCAAACTTCACTTTACCATATTTGAATATGGTATCTTTGTATTTACCATTTAATAGACGAACATGCACAGATTGTGGATCATCTTTGGGATAGATGAAACAATAGTCTAATCCTTCTGTCATTTATGCTCCGTTTGTAGTTTCAACATCAAACACTTCTTCCACTGCATCATCGGAAATAATTTCTCCATTCGCAATACAATACTTATTTTCGATGAATTCACGGAAGGACTTTTGTTTCAATACAGGAAGCCAAAAGTCTTTGGTATCTGTATCTTTTAGTCTGAACTTTTTATCTTCATACACACCATCAGCATCACGACGAGAATACCAACCATTACTTGGTTTAGTTACATGACCGCTTTCGAGTGCGATATCCAATAGACCAGACCACTTGCTAATACCACCGTCAAAGGATACAGAAATAGGTATCTTTGATTTTTCTTTAACATATCTACTCTTTTCTACATTAATTATGAAGTTATAACCGACAATTTCTTGTCCTTCTTTTTCTTGTTGTCTACCAATAATGAAGATGTTATCAGCAGAATAATATGATCCAGTACCACCACCAACAATATCTTTAGGGAACATACCAATCTCTTTGTATGTATGATTCACAACGATCATTGGTATATCTTTCATCGTGAGGTGTGGTGTCACCATACGAAATAGAGACTTGATTTGTTTTGCTCTGCTCATATCTGCAACAGATTTTTGATCTAGAGCATCTTCAACTTCTTTCTTCGATGCTAGATTACCAATAGAATCAATAACAATGATAAGCTTATCATCTCGTTCGAGATTTGTTAATTGATTCATCACATCAAATTTCAATTGTTCAATATCAGTAATAGGAGTATGTAACACCCTATCGGTATCAATACCGAATGAATCAAAATAAGATTGAGGAGTACCAAACTCACTGTCATAAAACAATAAAGCGGAATTTTCATATTTGTCCAAATATGATTTAGCCATCAATAGACTAAATGCAGTTTTAAAATGTTTAGATGGTCCTGCCCACATAGTTAGACCGGGAGTTAATCCACCATCTAGTTTACCACTCAATGCAATATTGATTGCAGGCACAGAAGTAGGAATCATATCCTTCTGTGTAAAGAATTTTGACTTTGACAAGATAGCAGATTCTTTAATGCTGCTATTCTTTTTGATTTTATCTAAGATGCTCATTTATTATCCTTCTCTTTAAATGCTAGAGGTTCATCGTAATCATATTTAGGTTCAAGTTTTTTTGTTGGGTTCAGTGGTGGTATTGATTCGCCCGATGTTTCATCTATGACAATGACATTTTCTTTACGAACCTGTACCACTTCATCAGGCCTTTCCTCAGGTCTTGATTTTTCTTCCCTGGGTACTTCTTCCTCAGGCGGATCAGTTCGTTCCTCAAGCTTCTTTTTTGCCTCTTGAACTCTTTGATATACCGGGTTTTGATCTCTCTCATCATCCTTCCTTTTTGCTTTCTTATCTTCACGAACACCCATTGAAATATTACTTGCAATTAATAGTAACACAGCCAGAGGATCAAACACAATCATAATTAATATTATTACCAAACGAACTGCTTTGTCAATAATATCTTTTTCACCAGAACCATAGATGAGTTCAGCCACGTATTTGATAGGACCAAAATCAGATTCAGCTTTTCTTAATTCCACACTAAGAGGCACTCTTTCTTCTGTTAGCTTCGCAATCTCTTTTTGTGTTTTGTTTATTTCTTCGTTGAGTTGGTTTCTTTCTTTTTGTTGTGACTTTCTGATTTGAATGGATCTTTCTGCTCCACGTTCAGAATCGGAACGAGTCATGACATTATCAACAGCAGCATCTAGTTGATTTAGTGTTTTTCTATTTAATTCAATATTTTGTTTTAGTGTCTGTATCTTCTCATCAAGCACTGCAACTTTATCAGCCACAGGACTAATATCTGACGCATGTTCTAGGTGTGCTTTAGATAGATAGCCAAAAATACCCATTGATGTGATGAGCATCAAAATGGCAACAGCGGAAGTTAGATACCATTTTAATATTCCCGGTGCTGTTTTCCAGTTACGATACAACCATGATGCGGTTACTAGTTTTGCAGATTCCAAAACAGAACCCATCAAAACAACAGGCCAGAATGAGCCTGGAAATATTGCAGCTAATCCAATGACAGAGTAATATGCTGCTACGGCTGAAAGTAATATAGCATTAATAAAGGTAAAGGTAGCGATAGTCATCCGAAGAAATCCTCAAGTGTGCTTTGCTTCTCAATATTCCAATTCATGCAATCTAAAACGACTTTAATTGGTTCAACAAAAGCTTTCTCGAATTGCATATCATAATCGATATACTTTTGTAAGTCAAACTCTTTGGGTAGAGTTACTGGAAAAGATATGACTGATTCTTTGAATGGATTTGGTGTTTTCAAGTAAGAGAACTTGATTTTTTCTCCATCGTTGATGAGTGGATATTTTTTATCCAATCCTTTTTGTTTGAGAGCATTATTATATATGATCGCACCCTTAACATGAATCGGTGTTCCTTTGGTATATAGTGTCACAGAATCGGAGTATTTCTTTATGCCACGAATGCCACGAGGAAACGAAATTTCTTCAGGTGAAAATTTCTTGAATTCTTCTTTGAAGTTGGCAACAAACTTCTGCACATCTTCTTCTGTGCCATTCATCATCAGCTTAATTGTTTCTTCCATCTTTTCCCGAATAGGTGCTGGTGTTGATGATTTCACCATTTCAAGACCCATCACTTTCAAGTCAGGTTCAGCATATTGCACACCTTCGTTGTTGTATACATTCATGATGTATCGTTTCTTTGCAGTCCAGATTGCTTTGTTAGCCAAAGCTTCTCTTTTCATTTGCATCTTTTGGTCGTATGCGTGAACATAATCAGCAAGTTCCTGATAACTTTTGTCGATATAAGGTTGAATCTTATCCTCACAGACCTTGTCCATGAAGGCGATAACTTTATCGGGTGACTGTAGCGGTTGAAAGACTTTGCCCACAAGTGAACCTAGCTTTAGATAAATCGAATCTGTATCTGACGCAATAACATAATCGACTCCTTCCGTTTTTATTAGTTTGTTCATATATTCGTTGAGTTTGTTTTCAATCCAACGAATAGAAAACTGACCTGCTGATGTAACTGCAAGAGCAATACGCAGATCATAGAAACGAAAGTATTCATTACCCATTGCACCGTATGCTGAATTCAAACATACTTTCTTTGCAAGTTGTAGATTGTTAAATCTGGCTATTCTCTTTTGTATTTCAAAATGTTTAGATTTGTTTTTCTCGTTTTCAAGTTCTTGTTTTGCTTCAAGTGATTTCTTTTTATATTTCTTACGATCTTCATACATCTCAGCCATAAGCTTAGGAAGAAAACCTTGTTTGTCTGTTCTGAAGAATTGACCATTTGGAGTCAGAGTTACATTGTTTAATCCTGTAGTGTCAATTTCTTTCTTCAATAATTTATCTACAGAAACACGACTATTGATGATTCTCGACATTTCGTCTGTGTAATCATCGGGGTCAACAAGCATCTCTGGTGATAGATTGTATTGCATAATCAAATGTGGGTATAGACTGTTCAAGTCAAACGATGCAACCCAATCATGTTTACCCACTTGAGGTTCTTTGACATAAGCACCTTCAAACGCTTCCGATTTGCTTTTCTTTTCTGTCGGTGGAACAATTATATTATCTCGGCGTAGAAAGTTATAGATGATAGTATCCCACATACGAACTTGTGTAAATACATCATCATAGTTTGTTTTACTATCATACGCCAAAGTCAAAGCAAGTTCAATCAACTTCAGTTTATCTTCCAATTCTTCAATAAGAGAAACATCACCAATGTTATACTCAATGAACTTTTGGTAGTTCAGTTTGTAGAGTTGATGTAGGTTTTCATATTCAGAATAATCAACCTTACGTTTATCTAATTCAACGTGAGCAATATTATCTAGGCGATATGATTCTTGTGATGCACCACCAGGAGCATACTTACGATACAGTTCAATGTAATCAAGCATAGGCAAGCCAACAAACTCATAAACTATATGAGCTTTTGCCATCAGAATTGCTGTTCTCTCTGAGACATAATTCCAAGGAGAAAGTGACTTTGCATCTTGCTCAGAAAGAATTCTATTGAATCTGTTTACAAGATATGGAAAGTCAAAGAACTTAATGTTCCAACCAGTTACGATGTCGGGATAGTTTTTTGTCCAGAACTCAAGAAACTTTTTACTTAGTGTATATTCATCACGACATTTGAAGTATGTAACATTCTCATCAGTATTTTCAAAGTCACCGCAACCCCACACATAAGTCTTACCACCAAGATACTTTACCGCAATAGCAGTAATTGGTTCTGATGCTTCATATGGATCTGGGAATCCATTCTCAGAACCAACTTCAATATCAATGATTGCAATTTGCAGATATGATTGATCCCAATCAACTTCATTTGGATGTTGCTCAGAGATATAATTGTATTCGAAACGAGTATTACCATAAATCTTCTTGTTGGTAACACCTTCGTTTTGCTTTAAATAATCTCTTGCTTCACGAATTGAATTGAATTTGAATTCATGCAAGTATTCTCCATTCAGTGTTTTGAATGGAGTTTCTTTTCTCACCATCTCATACAGAGTAGGTTGATATTGAAGCTTTTCTTTGATTCGTTTACCGTTTTCTATCCCACGATAGAGAATGTTGTTACCGAAACATTGAACATTAGTATAGAATATAGTCATCAGCCAGTGATAAGTTGTTTGGTAGGAGGAAGAACGATTCCTGACCCAAAGATTTGATTATAATTGTTTAGGTATTCTTGTGCTGGTGTATACTCATATACTATATGTTTTCTTTGAACGATATAATCGCTATCTTTCTCTTGTTCGGCATGAATAGGCCAGGGAGCAAATCCTATATTTGGTTTACCGTTTTGTCCGGGCATTATCGCAATTTGAACGGGGTTAGTCAGTCTGTATCCTAGTTCTCCAGACTCAATTTCAGCTAGAATTTCTTCTCCAGTTACCAGTTTTACTACTTTAATGTTTTCCATGATTTTTCCTTTCAGAGCAAATGTATATCAGTGTAACATGTTTTTTGACATTAATCAAGAGGTTATGTGGCATAAATAGCAAGTGTCTACTAAATTTTAAGGGTGAAAATGTACTGGAACCCACAACCCACATATACTTTTCCATATACGATAAACGATTCAATGGATAAGTATACAACTTTCTTATGTGAATTTGTTGATTTAAAGAGAAATGGATATCATCATTTCACCAAAGCATATGACTCTCTTACTTATGGGTTTTGGGGACCGTGGCTGAAACAGTCTGACCAGGTAGTTAGTAATTTTGCCGATCACCTAAAATTGATTTTGAAGTTAAAATAATACATTAGTTTTCTTCGTTATGCAACATTTAAATTGCGGAGAAAATGGATCCATTAACACTATTTGCTTTAGCTAATGGTGCAGTACAAGCGGTCAAAAAAGGTTGTGAACTATATAAGGAAATAGCAAGTGCAGCAGGAGACGTTAAAGGTGTTCTCAATGACCTTGAAGAACAGTTTAACTTACGTCACAAAGATAACCCTCCTACTGTTGCTGAAAAGAATCAGTATATCACTGAAAAAAACCGTGTAATTGAATTAAGCAAGCAACAACCAAACGATATCTACACCCAGATTGGTGAAGAACTTGGCGTATATTTCGAGAACTACGCTAAGTGTACCGCTATCTTTGAAGAAGAAGAAAAACATTCTCAAGAAGTTTACACTGGAGAAACTAGTCTAGGTAAACGAGCATTACAGCGTGTGCTTATGCAGAGCAGACTGACTGCCATGGAAGCCGAACTTCGTGAACTCATGGTTTACAATTGTCCACCAGAACTAGGCGATTTGTACACCCGTGTGTATGCCATGATGGAAAAAATGAAGAAGGAGCAAACAGTAGCATGGGCTAAGAAACGAGTACAGGACAAGATTGCTGCTGCAAAGAAACGAAAAAGATTAAATCATATTAGATGTGAAGCATGGAAGTATGGTATAGCTTTTGTGGTTACCATATACTTAACTTGGTTGGTATGGGCTGTTGTTCAAATACGAATACAAGAACAACCAGAGCTTGGTCGCTGCCTGATCCCAAAAGGAACTTGGCCCTATGAGTATTATAACAATTTGAAATGGGTAGATTGTGAAATTAAACTCAAGGGAGAAAATTAAATGAAAAAGATTTTACTTATTACTATGATGGCCTTCTCTACATTTTCGTATGCAGAAGAAAGACAAAAGCCTGTTGCTTGTTATCAACTAAATGAAATGTTAGCTAACTTGAAAACAAATTATGGAGAGAAACTCGATTTTATTATTGAGAATCATATGTATAGAGAATTTGTTACTAAAATCGCTCTATACAGAAATTCTGAGACAGGATCATGGACAATGATAGAATATGGTGAGAATTTTTTAGGTGAGGGATGTATTATAGGTTCAGGAAAACAAGCTAGTCTATAACTGGTTGCGGGCCCAAGAGTCGAACAAGGAACTGAGGATTATGAGTCCTCTGTGATACCATTTCACCAACCCGCCTTTTATTTAGTGGTGCGAGTAGACGGACTTGAACCGTCACGCCTTGCGGCGGCAGATTTTAAGTCTGCTGTGTATACCGATTTCACCATACTCGCATTGGTGCCCATGGACGGACTCGAACCGCCACGCTTTTGGCACTAGTTCCTAAGACTAGCGTGTCTACCATTTCACCACATGGGCATAAATATTTCTATGAAGTACAAATACTACGAAAAAACCTTTAACCGCTATGCTATCTATACAAGAGATATAGACAGTGAAGATTTTATTCCCTTATATAATGAATTTATCGATAAAGAATTCAAAGTTATAGAATGGGATATTTACGGTGACACTTTTGGTGCACCCTCTAGGAATCGAACCTAGTTCCTCGGTTCTTCAAACCGCTGCTATGACCACATCAGCTAAAGGTGCTTGGTGCATCGTGATGGATTCGAACCACCGACAACCTGCTTGTAAGGCAGGGATTCTACCACTGAACTAACGATGCATTGCTTGGGGTAACCTATGAGGATCGAACTCATACTTTCTCGGTCACAGCGAGAAGTGCAGACCACTACACTAAGGTTACCATTGAAACTATGCTGCTAAAACTTGTTTTAATCTATCTGCTGCATAAGAAGCCGCAAATGCTCTTGGTTTAACCATAGGTATCACATTACATGTACCACGAATATAACCAACTGCTTGTTGAATTACACAAGATGATCCATGCATTTCATTTGGGTTAATGTCTAAGTGTACTTCAACATAACGATCTTCTAAAACTTCAGCAAGATTTTGAAATAGCTCTGATACTTTATATACTTCATTCATCAATCGCATCGATGGACGATCCTTGCGTTGATCGTAATCTTTTTCTCTTGTGACTTCACCAAAGATTTTACATCCATGGCGACCATCTATGTGTACAACAATCGCTGTTGTATAATCTGCATACCAAACACCATTCATATTAAATCTTTCGGAGTCAGCACCAAGATAAATTTTAGTTTCAGGTGATTGTGCTAGGATGTAGTTTTTTACTTCCTCAAGATTTAATTTTTTCATTTTTTCTCCTTTTAGTTGTTGGCCCCGGAGGAGAGAATCGAACTCCCACTAACGGTTTTGGAGACCGCCGCACTGCCATTATACTACTCCGGGTTATTTTTAGGAATGTCTATTTCATTAGTAATATAATCACCACATTCATCACTAACTCTATTCATTTCTTTCAATGCATCAAGCACACAATCTTCTGTACTTAAAACATCTTGATAATTGTTTTTCTTAAAAATTTTATCCCAATTATCATCATATGTTTTCTGATCTACACTAAAAGGTCTGGGTTTACTTCCTTTACCACCATCTGACATGTTCACTCCTAATATATTGGTTGTCCCGACAAGAATTGAACTTGTAATGGTCGATTATCAATCGACAGTTATACCATTTAACTACAGGACAATTGGCCGGTCCTGAGAGAATCGAACTCCCGCCTGTAGGTCCGTAGCCTACCGTAATTATCCATTTTACTAAGGACCGTTTGGTGGTAATGGAGAGACTCGAACTCCCAACACACACCGTATGAAGGTGCTGCACTACCATTGTGCTACATTACCTATATTGGTCTGAGTGGAGAGGATCGAACTCCCGACCTCCTGCTCCCAAAGCAGGCATTCTACCAGGCTGAACTACACTCAGGAAAACTGGAGCGGGATATCAGAATCGAACTGATGACTCAAGCTTGGAAGGCTCTCGTTTTACCATTAAACTAATCCCGCATTACCTTAGTTGTGTTATCTGTACTATCTAACCATCTCACTAGTGATTGCCTAGGTCTAACTAGTTATTGAATGGCCTACATAACGGATTGAAATTTAGGCGCCTATCCTTCTGGGCTTACAAATAACACAACTAAGGTGTCTAGCTACTAATCCCCATTAGCCCTAGACTGAGTTGTTACCCTGTCCATCACATTTATTATAGCAAGGTGTGATACCCACTTACGATTTTTCTATCACCCATGTCAAGCGGGCTTTGAGGTCGTTGATCGTATGCACCCTGGCGTTGTGGTGAAGCCAATTTACCCCCATTAATTAACGCAGATGGGACTGCGGGGTTCTGGTGCCGATTGATGGAATCGAACCAACGATTGATGCTTACAAGGCAACTGTTATACCATTTAACTAAACCGGCTATAATCTTTCAATAATCTTTCTACCTGCTTGTTGTATAGTCTTTGTATTTCTTTCACCAAGAATCACTATTGTATATTTTTCGCCATGTTTTGTCAAGTACATTACTAGACATTTACCAGCAGCATTAGTGAATCCTGTTTTTGAAATTACAATTTCTTTATATTCTTTTAACAAATTAAAATTTGTATTGTTTACCGTTATCACTCTAGGTTTTCTTTTCTTTCTACTAATACTCTCAATACTAAAACTTTCTAATGCAGCCAACTCTCTCATGGTACTATAGTTGTACGCATATGTCAATAGAATTGACAAATCCTTTGCATTACTTAAATTATTTCTTCCTAAACCAGAAGGATCTTCATATGATGTATTTGTCATACCTAATACATTTGCTTTATGATTCATATTTGCAATGAATGAGATTCTACCACCTGGGTAACCTCTTGCTAAAGCTTCGGCTGCATTATTGTCACTTTTTACTAAAAGCAATTTTAATAATTGCTCTCTAGTCATTTCTTTTCTACCTGCAAAACCTCTATAAGGTATTTTTTCATTTAATGATGCACCACTTTCTATTACAACAATTGCAGTCATTAATTTTGTGACACTTGCAATCGGTCTAATTTTATCTGATGCATATTCTTCAATCACTTCATCCTTTGTTACATTATAAACATAAGTTGTTGCAGCGTTTACATTTAATGAGAATAATAAAAATAAAGTTAAAAATAATTGTTTCATTTAATTCTCTGTGTAATGTGTAAAGAAATATTTATGGTGGAGGATAGGAGATTCGAACTCCTGACTGAAGCTTGCAAAGCTACTGCGTTTCCAATTACGCCAATCCCCCGACCGCCTCACACGCTACTCTGGTGGGTGCTCTCCGATTCGAACAGAGAAGGTCTAAGACAAATGATTTACAGTCATCCCCCGATACCGTTACGGGACTAAACACCCTAAAACTTGGCTGTGGGCATTGGATTCGAACCAATCTATTTCTGATTAACAGTCAGACCCGCCTCACCTAGAACGGTAGCCCACAATAAACTATATTACATCTTGCCATTTTACGACAAGAGAAGTATCATAATTCTGATACTTATTTTTCTTTCTATTTTCTAAACATGGTAGATATTGCAAATTATCTGGATGATGTTTACCACCATCAGCAATTGCAATTATATGATCTACTTCATATCCTGTAGGACATTTTTTGTATATTTCTTTAATTAAGTTTTTATCTACATTTTCTGGTGTTGCATTATATTTTCTTGCTCTATATGCACTCACACCTAATTTATTTTTTAATTTTACATGTTCTTCTGGAAGTCTTCCTTTTTTATCCCAAAACTCTAAACTTTTTATTCGCTTCAATTCTTTCATTTCTTTAGAGTGTTTCCATCCTGGTGCACCTTTTGATGGATGTTCATTGTTCAATAAATATTTTTTCATAGAATCTGATTTTTTCAGTCTATCTTCAACTGTCCAAGTTCTACTATTAGCACAACTTCTGTTGCAAAACTTTCCAGATTTATCATGTTCTTTATTACATTTCGGACATATTTTCATTTTGTCTCCTTTTTGGCGACACTTAGGGAACTCGAATCCCTGACCTCTGCCGTGACAGGGCAGCGTTCTAACCAACTGAACTAAAGTGCCATATAGAAATATTCTGATACAAAATACTTTTATATGGTAGGTGCGGAGAATTTCGAAATCTCGACTTACCGGTTAAAAGCCGGTTACTCTGCCTCTGAGTTACGCACCCATTATCTTACCACTCTTGTCACTATCCATGACAGGTCTCCTTTAAAAAAATAATTAGTGCTTAGGCCACTTGTTTTCCAGGCAAGCCCCTATGCTGAGTTGTTACCCTGTCCATCTCTTTTATTCTGTGTCTGTGTGCAGAGAGATACTGCCTAGCAGTGCCTGAGGGGTTGCCTCGCTAACGGTTTGCTGCCACCGGGTCAGTTATCGTCGCCACACGCTACTTTATGGAAAGTAGTAACCGGAAACCATATAGAAACACTCTTATTCTCCACATCTTCTCGGTCATGACCCCGAGGTCTTGCTTCACAGAACCTGCGTCCAGTTTAGAGTGTTTTTATATGGTAGACCGTAGGAGAATCGAACTCCTCTTACTGCCGTGAAAGGGCAATGTCCTAACCGATAGACGAACGGTCCACTGAAACTCAAATTGTTAAAGAAACTCAACTACAGAAACATCATTGTACATTGGCTCAATCGTTTTGTCAAGCGTGTTGTACAAATACAACATGTTACTACTTTTGCAACTGGAGGTAAGGGTCGGATTTGAACCGACGGTTTTACAGTTTTGCAGACTGCTGCTTTGGGCCACTCAGCCACCTTACCTTTGTTCTGGTCCTTCGGTGTGGAGTCGAACCACATCCTGGGTCTTATCTGGACAAATGCTTATAAGGCATCCTGCTCTACCGTGAGCTACCGAAGGTCGTTTTTAAACACCCAATACAGGATAACGATTACTATCGCAGCCATTCATATGTACTCCTTTCTTAATCTGGCGGAGAGTATAGGATTCGAACCTATGCGTCACTTTCGCAACGACGGTTTAGCAAACCGCTCCTTTAACCACTCAGGCAACTCTCCATGTTCCATGATTAGCATGAACTGCAATTATGCTATCTTCACTTCTGTCAATCTGTTTGTGTGAAAAATACTTTATATTCTTTTTTGTCATTAACCATTTTGTCAAATAATTTACCATATAAGGATGTGAGTTATGTGTAGAAATAACATCCGGATCATCATCTGTTAGTGAGTGACAAAAATTAATATATTCTCCAGTCAAATTTGGTCGTGTAATAAAAACAAAATCATCAACTAAAGTTGTAACTAATCCTCTATTGTAAAAATAAACAGATTCTCTGTAAGGAAAAATCATATCTACTGGATAACAAAACCAATCATATACATAATCAAAATCTTTTTTCCACTTTATATCAAAGTGACTTACAATTCCTCCAAATTTATTTGCTATTCCATAACTTCCTAATTGAAGTTTTTGAAATAATGTTCCTTTTTCAAATTGTTCAATATATTCTGGTATATGTTCTTTTATATCTTCTTCTTTCCATATAATAAAATTATATGTTGGATTCAATGATTTGGCTTCTTCAAAATTTTTGATATATTCATCGGGTATTTTATCATTACCTATCCAAAAATAATGAACATAATCATTGAATCTTATCATGACTTTATTATTTTTCCAATAATAACAGCGAACATATAAAAAATAAACATCACAGCAGCCATAGTAAAACCCATTGCTATCCAATAGCCCAGTATTGTTAATAGTATGATTGCTGTATTCATTTCTTCTCCTATTTGGCGGAAGCGGTGAGATTCGAACTCACGGACCTTTTACAGTCGGCAGTTTTCAAGACTGCTGATTTAAACCACTCATCCACACTTCCTTAAAACTTGGCAGGGATACTAGGATTTGAACCTAGACTAACAGAGTCAAAGTCTGCGGTGCTGCCGTTACACTATATCCCAACAGTAAACAAAAAACCCCTAACTTTTGGCTAGGGGTCTTGTGTTTAGAGTTTAGCTTTCTAGTCTATACACGGACCCCGAGGGTAAACCATGACGCATCGCCGCAATTAATTGTGCGATACTCTGGTTGACTTGTTATGGGTTTATGTATGGACAACATTTCGTGCTTTCTAAGTAAATTTAATATTCTAAGAGTATATAGTAAACTTTTTGATTTGTCAAGGGTTTTTTTGTTGTTTTTTAACTAATTTTCCATCTTATCGGAATTGAAACTATTGGTTCAGCAGGATTCTTGAACTCCGTAAATACATTCCACAATTCATGCATCACAGTAAACCTATACAGCAATCCTTGTTCTCTACCATATGCATCTATTTCCCATGGGTGATCCCAATAGTCAACTTTTTCAGAATTAATCTTCTTATTCTTCCATCTAGTCAATCCATCGTCAGTTTCATTCATGATATATTGTTTGACATGTATCATCTCATGAGCCAAGGTTTCTAATATATTTCTTGCTCCTATTCCAGAATGTATTTCTATTAGAAATTGTCTAGGCTGTTTTCTGCTGTTAAACTTCTGGATACTTGCATATCCATATTCGTTTATTTTAGGATTAAACTTGATGGTAACTTTACAGTTATTACGGATTCTTGCACTAGGAACTAATTCTTTTGCAAAAAAAGAGGCTGCTTCGAGAACATATGGTCTGAAGTCTTTATCTGGACATTTTTTGATTCTGAATTGCATGGGTTTTCCTTTAGTTACCCTAAGCATCAGTATTTATATTTTAACCTCTCTCCGACCCTTCTGACGGCTCTGGTGTGTATATAATGTTCACACCACATCTTCTTAGAAACTGTAATCCATCAGTAGAACGGTATTCCTGAGCATAGTAAACAGTATTAATACCAGCAGTAAAAATCTGCTTGGCACAATCAATACATGGTGCATGAGTAAGAAACATGGTAGCATCTTTGCCAGATTCTGTGCTTTTTGCTAGTTTAGCTATGGCGTTAGCTTCAGCATGAATCACTTCTGGCTTAGTTTTTAGTGTTCCTTCTTCCGTAACATCTTCGCATATATTTGACCAACCTGGTGGCATACCATTATAGCCAATAGAGATAATCCTATCATCTTTGACAATGATGGCGCCGACATGTAGCCGCTTTGCTGGTGATAATTCAGCAAATCGTTTTGCTACATCCATGTATGCTCTAATATATTTTTGTTTCATATTTGTTGGTGGGCCGGGAGAGACTCGAACTCTCTGTCCCCCGATTATGAGTCGGACGCTTATACCAGTTAAGCTTCCGGCCCTACTTGGTCCGGCGTCCAGGACTCGAACCTGGATCAGAGGCTTAGAAGGCCACTGTACTATCCCTTGTACTAACGCCAGT